TTGTTGTCATTTTCAATTGCGGTTACAAGTTTTTTAGGGTCTTCAATTACATTTGTGTAATAGTAAACCTTTTCTTCTAGTATTTCTTTATTCATTTATTCTCCTTAGTATTTATTTTTTTCATAAAAATTTTTTTCTTTTACAAAACCCACAACAACGTGCCTAACAGGTCCTTCTCCTACATGTCGTACTCCGTGTTCGTATTCTTCATTACCTGGAAAAACAAGAAGAGTTCCTGGATCGGGAACTAGTTCTATTCCTGGTTTATTTTTAAAAAATAATTGTCCATCTTTATAAGTGTTATTAAGATAAAGAATTGTAGCATATCTAATTGATGGATCTGTGTGCTGATCGGTGTGACTTTTTAATTCAACTTTAGGTTGCATACGTTGGAGCGTTGCCATACCAGCAAGTTCTAGTTTTGGGTTTGCCTTTGTAATTAAATCTTGAAGTCTATCAAGAATTTTTCTTGAAATTTTTGTTTTGGTAATGTCATAATTTTTATCATACCAGTTAACAGTTATTTCAAACTTTCCCTCTTTAACAAGATTTTCAACGTCATCTCTTCCAAATTTTTCTAAACAAAAACTTTTTAGACCTTCTCTGTAAGCAACAGACCAGTCGTCTTCTTCTAAATTATCAATTATTAAAAAGACTTGTTCTAGTTCTTCTTTTGACAAAAAGTTTTCTACCATTAATATTTCATCTTTAACAATTTTAGTACTAAATCCAGCATCATCAAATTCTTTTTTTAAGAAAATATCCATTTGTTATTCCTCAACCTTATACTTGTTTCCATCAGCATCAAGTTTCCAACCTTGCTTAAGTAATTCTTGCCACTCTGCTCTTTCAATTTCTTGTTTAGCCCTTGTTTCTTTCATTTCTGCTGCCCAAGCATCTCTTACTTCTTGTGGGTATGCACTTTCTTCACGGTCATCCCAAAAAGAACCAATTGTGTATCTAACTCCTTTAGTGATAAGGGTTACCTCGTGCATATTATTAAATCCACCGTCAAATGCAGCAAGCATTCCAACTTTAGGTTGTAGGGTTATGTCTTGATCTGGAAACTGAAGCATGCCTCCTTCAAAATTATCATTTAAATATAAAAATGCTGCGTAACGACTTCTTGTAAAGGCACCAGAGTGTCCATGCTCATCAGTATTGTCAGAATGTTTTCTTGCATATGCTCCTGGCTCCCATTTTTGTGTGTGGTATCCAATTTGAGAAATTATTTTTGGATCAAGATCATGAACACTTGCAACAGCGTTAACAATTCCTTGTTTTATTTGTGAGAATATATCACTTGGCAAACCTTCGTTAATTACATGTTCGTCATCATCTTGTGGCAATACGGAAGAGTATGATTCGTAAAAAGATATTGGCATCCATGTTATTGCTCCAATTTCTACATGCTTATCTAAAACTTTTACAAGTTTTGCAGCAGTTTCTGCATTAATAAAATTTTCATAAACAACAATATCCTTAGTTATTCTATTTTTATTTTCTAAGTTCATGGCTGTCTGTCTCCAGTATGTTTTGTTATTTCCCAAAAAAATGGACACGTATATCTAATGCCACTTTTTATTTCAGTGACTCCGTGAATATAGTTTTTATCTCCTGGGAAAAAATAAGCAGCACCCTTTTTAGGTTTAAATTTTACATCTTGTAAAGGAAAGTATAGTTCTCCCCCTTCATAATCATCGTTTAAATAAAACAAACTTGATAAGTCATAATTTGGAAAATCGTTGGGCATGCCAGCATCTGGTCCTTCATGTAATTCTTTATCTGCATGTGGATTTTGCAATTGTCCTGGGAGCCATCTCACTATAGTTGTTCCAGTAGGAATAACTTTAACTTTATAAAAATCTTCTACTATTGGCTTTAATCTTTCAAATAGTCCTGCAATTACTGGTGCAATGGTTGGATCATTTTTGTCAAGGGTTGGACTAGTTGCAACTCTGTCTTTCCAATAGTCTGAATCATAAACAACAGTGCCATTTTCATTTATGTGACTTTCTGTTACATCCCATATAGTAAGTGATTTAGCGGCTTTTTCTAAAAAATTTATTTCCTCTTCAGTCATAAAATTTTCTAATTCAACGATCATTTCTTTACCATTGCCAAACCATCCTGATGGGGTTAAGGATGGGGTTCGAACTACTACAGAGGCTTCATTTTTATTCATGTTATGATTATATCATAGGGATTTAACCTATAAAATCCTGTCTATTTCTAGTTGTTTTAAAAATCGATCTACGTCAAATCTCCAATTATCTTTTCCAAAAGAAGTAACAATTTTAATGCATAAATCTTCATAATCTTTTTTTTCTAATTTATCTTTTACTTTATATAATGCTTCAACAGTGTCTATGTAATTCTGCCTCACAAATGATGGATCTCCAGCCTGATTTCTTTTTAAAACTTTTGTATTAATCTTTCCAGATGGCTCATATAAGGAAACCGTTAGATATTGTTTTGCAAACCCTGCATCTTGATACATTTCATATCCTTCAAGTGCTTCTTTAATATTTTCAAAAGAAATTATTGACCTTACTGGAGATTCTCCATCTCTTGATACTGTAATAATATAATGCTGTACCGTTTTATCAACAGTTCCCCTGATATAGTCATTAACCATATCTTCATGATTTGTTTTTAAACTATTCATTATTTTTTTTTGTGTAGTCTTTTACGTAAAGTTTTAAATTTTTTACTTCGTGAGACCCTAAACTTTCTTTTTTTTCGTTTACTGCATCCCTATACCAGTCCGTCCACTGACCACTAGAATTTATTACTTGTGCTGCTGCTCCATAAGAAATATTTGCCTCGACTCTTTTTCTATCGGGATCTTTGTAGTCAACAATCTCTACTAACGTGTTATTTAAACTTGAAAGAGAAATTGGAACTATTGTTGCTAGTGGAGTTCCTGACTTAATTACAATATTTTTATTAGATAACTTTGCTTTTATTGCTAGTGGAAAGGGATTGTCATAAAATGATGTACTAATTAAACTAGACATTGTTTCAAAATCATTGCTAAAATAATTTACTGGGTTAATAGCAAATATGCTTACGTCTTGTTCTGTTTTAAAAATTAATCCAGTGTCAAGGCTTATAGATGATTGACCTCTTCCTCCATAAGATCCTGCTGGTCCTTTAATTATTTTAACATGATCTGGAGTTTGATCATTTATACCGTCCCAAATAAACTCAATATCTTCTTTACAAGATAAACTATAACCAATAACATTTGCCTGGGTTACTGGGAAACATCTGTATGCATGATTTTGAGAAGTTTGATCCATCCATTCTCTTTTTATAGACATTGGAGATATCTCAAAAAGAGATTCTGGAGTTTTTTCAACGGATATGGAGTACATTACTCATTAGCCCATTTTGGATCATACATATCTGGAGTATGAAATTTTTTGCTGTAATCTAACATGGTAACAATAGAATACTTTGTTCCAGAATGTACTGGCATTGCTCTATGTGGATACATAAAGTTTGATGGAAATATAAACAAATCTCCAGCCTCTGGCTTTATGTTTAGATTTTGCAATCTAAAATACAACTCCCCACCTTCATAATCGTCGTTTATATATGCAACCAAAGATACTGTGCAGTTATAAGAATGTCCATGATCGTGATGTTCTTGAAAATGTTGTCCTGGACTATATTTAATAAAATTAAAGGCTTCCCAATATTTTAAAGGCATAATATTATGTTCTGCCCTGTAGTCTTCAACGGCTCCAAATTGAGCATCATAAACATCTTGCCACAGGGCTTGAAGTTTTATAGAGTCTTCACTTTTGTCTTGTTCTATATCAGTTTTTTTAAATTTAAAATCTACGCAGTCCCTGTAGTCAGGCATTAACTGTTGATAACCTACATATGCTGGCATCCAATGGAATCTTTTACCTTCTGGCGATAACTCTTGGTATCCAGCAACAGAGCCTAAAGTGCTTTCAAGTCTATCAATTACATTAAATTCTTTTTTAATTACACCTTTATAAAGAAATATACCATTTCCAAGATTTTGTTTTTCTGTCCAAGTTTGCATTTTTCCCCCTAGTTGTATTCTCGTCGTGACCAGATTTGATTTTTATATATTCCGCCATCTGGCTGACGGTAAAATTTTGAGTTATCAACCATTTTACCATAGATTTCTGATTGATTTAA